ACTCACAAGAGGCAGAATAATATCTTGGGGTGCGCTAACTGTTGTCCATGTCGAAATGAACGGAAGCGCCGGAGTCGAACCAGAAGGGCCTAAAGTTGCAGACACATCAGAAAAAAGTGGGGATCGCAGGATAGGCCGCATCAGGCAATCGAGCCCTTGCCCTGGGAAAGGCGGGCAGTCAGCGTTCCAGAAGTATAGGCCGTGATGTTTACGTTGTAATAGGCACCCTCGGCCTCATGACCGACCAAAACACGATTAGAGGTGTTTGAGGTGGCACCAAGATGGTCTTCAACGTCATGCCACGTCGGGGAACTCGCAGGATCGTCCGTGGTTCGGATAATTTTCCATGTAGCGGTAGCGCCGCCACCAATCTGGACCTGAAAGTGGCCGGCCTCGATGAAAACCGAGTCCGCTTCGGTGATAACAAGGCCCGTCGCAGCGGCCGAGCCGGAACCAAGCGCTACAGGGTTCGAAAAAGAGGCCATGAAGAGCTGTCCTTATAGTGAGACATCCCTCCTACCCGTCAAACCCGCAGCTTTCGCCGCACATTATGTCTCTTTTTTCTTTTTGCGGGCACGCTTTGTCGCCTCGATCTGCGTATCACGCTGCACGCGGAGGCTATCAAGCAGAAATTCTGCTGTCATTTCAACGGTTTGGCCCAATTTGGCGTTTGGAGCCGGCGCAACCACGGCAAGAGCCTTGCCATCACGTCGGGAAATCATCTTCAGGGCCTCCGAAAGCACCTCGGAGTCACCAAAAGCCATGATAATCTTGTTCGTCACATGGTTTCCCAGAGCGAATCGAGGTCTTTCTTGCGATCTTCCTTGCCATATTGGGCAATGCTGTCCCGCCCCTCCTTCAGCCAGGGAGGATCTTCGTCAGGTACGCTCAGAATGGCGGGAATAAGCGAGGCAAGCTCTCTGGGACCCATCTCTTCAGCAACGCCCCAGTCAATCCTGGTCTCCATTTGGGCATTGCAGCAGCGAAAAATCAGCATGTAGGCCATGTGCATAGGATCAACCCATGCAGAGACATTTTGAACCTTTTGACGGCAAGCGCTGCAAACAGGTGCATGTATCCTTGCCGAGTAAAGAAGGCCCTTACACATGCCCTCGCGAGCAAGGCTTGAGAGCGAACTAGGCTTGAGCGCCATCAGAGGCCACGCTCAACACGTTTCAGGGTGGATGGATAACGCTGCACCAGAGATGCAAACACCCGCTGCCTCTCCTTCGGGTTTTCGACGTACAGCAACAGGATGGTCTGAGCCACCAGTGCAGCCAGCTCCTCACGCAGATACTCAATATCCGAACTGCGGCCACCATGTTGCTTGATGTCTGCAATCAAGTCGGTGACGGCACCAGAATGCTTCTCGTCCTTACTCATGCCAAATGATCCTTCGTTGAATGACAGATGCGACCGGCAACCCAGGCATCGAGATCCTCCACCCGATAGCCAACAGCACGTCCCGTGATCCGAAAAAATGGAGGCCCATCACCGCGGCAACGAAACTTCGCAAGAGTGCTTTCACCGATACTGAGATATTTCGCCGCGTCAGGAGGGCGGAGATACCGAATCCCGAAATCATGCAGGCTGATAGAACGATTGATAACCGTGTCGTAGAGCAACCCAAACTCGTCCGTGTTCATCAGATTTCCTCGTTAGAATGTGAAACCTTATTATACCGGAAAAAAAATATGTGAAGCTTTTTTCAGGTCTATCGCGTGTGTTGAAGTGGGGGTCCAGGGGTTGAGGGGGGTTTTGACCCCCCCCTGCCCTCTGCGAGGGACTACCCCCCGTCTTCTTCTCACCTGACGGTGAGCCTACAGCCCTTACGGGCTCAGTACGTCACGTCAATCAGACGTATCACCCTGTGTTAGATCAATGTTGATCTTCACATCGAGTGATCCACTCTGTTGCTGCCTCTCAGGTGCCTTGAATCCACCGCGATCTAGTAGATCTTTACTTGCCTCTAGTCTTACAAACTCACTCTTTGCACTCTGTGCGAGCGTACGTAAGACGTTTAGGCCCACGAATCCATGGATACCGATGTCCTCAGCGACACGCTTGAACATGTACATCTGCACATGTGGAAGCCGCAGGGCGTTTGAGGCTGATACCCTTGCCGACTCGGGATTGGTAGGTGCGTACCCAGCTTTGATGCCTGCATCACCGATGGTGCCGCCCTCTGCTACGAGCACATCAACGAGACGCCTCTGCAACGGGGTCAACTCAGCCCCTGCTTCAGCAGCGCTCATCCTTGATAGCTTTGCTATGTCTGACATCCTGACCCCTCCCCCTCTACGCTCACTTTGTTCGCTTCCCCCTCCCCGGAGAGTGCGTCTGAAAAGAGCATTTGGCAAGCGTCTGAGTCATCACATTTACGGTGCCTGTGGGAGCGTGGCTGATCTCCCTTTTACATCAATAGCTTGGTGAAACAGGTCCTCCGAGAGCGGCGTCGCTATTCGCTTGACAGCTTTTGGCAATCACCCCTCAAAAGGGCTTATTTCGCCCCAATGGGGCTCTACATGACTGCGACCATGTGGACCTTCGGTACTCGCGGCTGCCCCGCTAAGCGGCGTGTCATCCACTCCGCCCTTCGGACCCATGACCAGTCATTGGTTAACATGGTTGCCCATGTCTCATGGTTCGCTGCATCCCTAGGCTCGTCGGGCTCGTCCCTCGCTAATCCTCCTCACCAAGTGATTACATGCTTACTAGACGACGACGACGGACTGTCCCAACGGCTAGATGTGCGCAGGAAAAAGAACGACTTCAAGCCCCTGTCTTGATCTCATCCCTTCTCACGGACTGAGCTCTGGAGTCGTTCCCGCTGTGGCGGCGCGTGGTGATGGGGGCTTTGGTGTGGTCCCGCTCCACTCCTATCACGGACGGAGCTAAGAAAAAGACAAGCGTCTTTTTCACAACCACCGGTCAACGCAGGGGCCTGATTGAAGTCGCCCTTTTTCTAGCTAGAAAGCGCCGTTAAGGGACATCCCGTCTCTGTCGGAGGATACATCATGAACAGTCAGAGCTTCTTCTGGATCGAGCCAGCGAACGACAACTTCGAGTGGATCGAGATCACTGAGGACGTGCACATTATCTGGACCTTGCCAGAAGCGAACGACAACTGGAACGACGACTGCATCCCATTCTGACAGTGCCCTGCTTCAACATTACACATCACCAACGGAGATACATCATGCAGATCTACGACCTTCAGAGAATGATGAGCAACTGCGAGGGCGAAGCCTTCGACATCATGGACTACTGGGTGGAGCTCCAGAATACATCGGACTTGTCCGCTGAGCCTCCGCACATCTTCACCAGATCAAGGGCAGAGCGTCACCTGTACGACGCCTACGACAGGGAGGTGCAAATCTTTCACCACCACATCCAAGACAAGCAATTCGGAGCCTAATCATGAGGATCAGAAACACCTACATCGACCCGAACACCATCGGAGTTTGGATAGTCGCTCTCATCACCCTCGGAGCTCTTTTGGCTCCGGGGGCGGGCGGCACCCTTGCCCGCATCTGCGCCAGCGCTGGCTTCGTGCTCATCGCTCACTGGCTCGGTATCGAGATCGACGCAGAGACATGGGCCAACACCCTGACTTGGTAGCCCAAGTAGGGGAGAAAAGTAGGAAAGAATGGGATGTATGTAGATGAAAAACATACGAATTGAGAGTGAAACGACAATGAAATCAACAATGGAGAATGAAATGAACCGTGAGCAGGAAATCATGGAATTGCTGGATACGGCACGCGACACTGGCGACGATGACAGTCTCTGCCTCTTGGAGGCGGAGATGGATCGGATCACGGGGCTCAAATTGGGCACGCTCTACGACGACATGCTCGAATTTGAGAGCTGGATGGAGCACTTTCACAGCACTCCAATCTCACGCCGTGGCAACCTGAAGGAGATCTGATGGAAGGAGGCATAGCATTCACCGTCTGGTGCCTTCTCAAGGCGCTATGGCGGTGGATGACCAAACGAGACGACGACTAACGACCCTGAAGGGGGCGGCAGGGAACATCCGCCCCCACATCTAAGAAAGAACCACAATGAAAATCATCAATTCGAAGAACAACGCTGACAATGACAAGAGCTTCGACCTTCGCGGAGCACTGCTCGGAGAGGATTTCACGAACTCAAAGCACGACATTGACCCCCGAATTATTTCGGACTTCTTCTCCAGCTTGGAGGACCTTTGCTCGGCTCTCGTTGAGAGCGAGACCTTCGGTTACATGACCACCTACGATGGGGATGTGCAGCCCCGTGAGTTCGGAGACGCCCACATGCTTCTGGGCAAGATCATCTGGAGCCTAGACAAGCAGGCCCAGTATTACGCCGGCAAGTTTTCGACAGGCACCGAGGAACTGAAGCAGATCCGAGATCGTGCTCAGAACGGTCAGGAGATCGACCTCAACAAGCTTGCCAACAAGACACGCTGGTGGAAATTCTGCGAAGCAGCACAGGAGTTCTGGGACGACATGACGAGCGATGCTAAGGCGTCCTACGTCAACGTCACTGGCAAGCCTTACAAGCCCTACCGCGCTCAGGGCAAGAGCCTCGGCCAGAAGGCTGGTCAGGAAATGGTGGCAGCTCTCAACGAGATGTTGGGAGATGAGCCCACCAAGAAGAAGGAGTCAGAGGCTGCGTAAAACGAATGGAGGGGAGTGGGTCGAAAGACCTGCTCCTCCTTCATTTCGCCGGACGGAGAACCCGAGAGACCCTCCGCTTCGAGAGCCTGGTCTTCGCTAGGGCTAAGTCGCCCTGGCTCAGCCCACGCAGAGCTCCTATCATGGGCTCCAGCTTTTAGCTTTTGCCTCACAGGCAGGCCCATGCCGCAAACGAGAAAAGAGGAAGAAATGGAAGCATTTGCAATAATTCTGATGATCTTTTCATTCATTTTGGCACCACAGCGAGTGGCAGCCAAGATCGCACGAGTCCCGGTCGCACTCATCATTGCGCTGGTCCACGTCATGTTCAAAGACAGGAACAAGCGTGAGGCACGCCGCACCACTCGTGAGCGCAAGGAGGCCCCCTACGTTGCTTATGTGAACACGCACGGTGAAGTTTACGAATACTTCATTCCTCGCGCGATCATCAAATTCTTTCGCCAGATAAAATATCTGGTGACAATGGAATGGAGGCGGCCAAAGCACACTGCATAGCAGACCCCTCGGGGGCGGCTTAAACCAGTGTGGAAACCAACTCCATGTGGGAAGGTCCGGGGTGTGGAGCCCCTTCTTCGGATTGGGCGCAACGCCACGAAGCTCCTTGGACCTCCCACTTCTTTACAGGAGGCATCAATCATAAACATAACGGAGATCAAAATGATCGACATGCAATCGAGCATCAACCCTGATGACGAGCAGATAGAGCGTGTCGGCAAGGTGATCCATGCCGCAACCATGGTAACGCCGTCCAGGCGTGAAATATGCGACATCATGAGAGCCATCATGGTCACACGACCACCCCTCACACCAGTGGAGCTCAAAGTCTTTGAGGCTCTCCAGGCTCACTATGCCGAAGAGCG